CGCCCACACGAAGAAACGGTGTGGGGGTGCTGCGTCCTCGGCCGTCCATCGCTCCAATCGCGCCTCCCGAATCCCATCGGCATAGATCAACTCAGCACCTTGGCGCATCTCCACGGTCGCCTTGCCGTGCGTGACCTCGTACTTGTAGACGCTCGCCATCAGACCCACCTCGCCCAGCGCCAGCAGCAGGCAACGAGCAGGACGGCTCCGGTGAGGAACATCGCCGGGTCGAGCTGGATGGCACCGGCAATCGCGCCGAAGAGGGCGATTCCGGCCAACAGCTCCCAAAACAGGTCGCTGGCGAAGAGGGCGGCACCGATGACGGCGGTGAAGAGAAGGCCCCAGATCATCAGCGCTTCACCTTACGTTCCTCTTCGGCAGCTTTGACGGATCGCTTCATTGCTTGCTCCAGTTTGCGGTCCTCTTGTTGGCGGACGGGGGCGCGATCGGAGCCTTCTGGCGTGAAGAACCGCGCTTCGGGCGTGCCGCTGCTATTTGTCTTTAGGCCGTAGACGACCCTGCCCTTCGAGTGCTTGGCGGGCTGGGGGCCGTGCTCCTCGATGAAGGGGCGCAGCGCTTCCTTGCGAGATTTGCGCACCGCTTCGGCGACCTCGAGCTCGGCAATGGCCTCTCGGGCCTCCTCGGCGTTGGCGACGGTGATCTGCTCCCTTGCACCGCGGCTGAGGGGGCATCGGCCAGAGGCAGGGCAGTAGCTGCAGTGCCGGCCGGGCCTTGGAGTCCACGGAGCGACATCGGGGATCTTCAGCTTCTTGGGCGCACCGGAGGCCAGCGCGCGATCGAATTCGAGGGTGAGCAACGCTAGTTGACTCTCGATTTCAGGGAGGGCGCTGCGCTCGATGGTGGCGGCGCGGGCGGCGCTGCGGTAGACGTAGAACTCGCGCAGGGTCACGCGGTCGATATCGCGGTAGGTCTTCATAATCAGCCAGCCGTAAAAACGCTGTTGGAAGAAGCCGTGGTAGGAGAGCGCATCGGCTGAGTCCTCGCGCCTGGGCGGCAGCCCCCAGCCGGTCTTGAAGTCCGGCACGATTGCGCCTTTTTCGTCGCCGGGATCGGCAACCAGGACGTCGAGCTGGCCGCTCAGCACCCGCTCGCGCAACTCGCCCTCATCGTCGCGGTAGGTCAGGGTTGCGTTCAGCCGCTTCTCGATATCCACGATATGGGTGACCGTGAACTCGTTGTCCTTGGCGAACTTGACGACGGCCATGCGCAGGTTCGGGATCTCGCGCAGCGGCACCCGCACCCGTTCCTCTGGCGGTATGTCGCGTTGCTCAAGCTTCTCTTCAAGGATCGCGAGGGCCACACCGACCGGGATCCCTTTGGAGTTCTGAGCCTTCATCTCCTCCAAGCAGGCCGCCGCTGTGCGGTGGAAGATGATCCCCCGAGCCTGGGGTGTGGTCGACCAGCCCTGGGAATACTGCAGCCCGAAGAAAGCGCTCAGCGCGCAGTCATCGAAGGCGGCGAGGGTACTCTGGCGCAGCATCGGCCAGCGCTCGATCACCTCGTCAAGCGAGAGCGGCTTGCGGGGGATCGGCAGCAGGCGGCTGGTCACTTCGCCTCCCGAATGCTCTTGAGATCCATAGCCGACTGCTCGGCGATCGAGGACTTGGCACCGTCGAGGTGAGCGTTCAGCAGCCCGGTCGCCCTGAGCAAGTTCTGCTCGGGGTCGCCGGTGTTTGGCACGTTCTCGCCGTGCGAGTAGCCCCAGATCGGCCTTCCCTCGTCGTCGAGGTAGATGGCAGCGACTTCGATGCGCACCGCTCAGCCCTCGTCGGGGCTGGCGTCCTGTAGCGAGCGGACCTCCAAGTTTTCGGTCGGGCTGTGGGTCACTTCCCGGTCACCGGCGAGCTTGAAGATCATCGTGCCAGCGTCGTTGTCGAAGATCGCGTCCTCGACCAGCACCCAGTCACTCTCGCCAATCGCCACCTCGGTCATTAGCTCTACTGGCGGCTTCACGTCGCGAGCGAGGACAACTTGCACGGCCTCCTCGACGGACTCGGCTTCGCGGGCCTCGCGCTCGGCCTGCTTGTCGCGCAAGGCCTTGTACTCGGTTTCGATCTCGGAGAGGACGGCACGGGCTTTCTCGTTGTCGCAGTCACTCCCCAGCCGCATCCGCACCTTGGCGGGCGTCCATGAAAAGGGCGATAGTTCGTTGATCGCTCGCAGGGCCTCCCATAGCTCGCCAGCAAGCTTCTCGCCAATGCCCTCTAGGCCCATAATGATTTTCTCGATGCCCTCCATTGGATCGTCGTCGAGGTCGCCCGGCTCTGCGCTCGACATAAAGCTCTCGGCCTCCCCAGCAGCGCCGCCGACCATCTGCGGGTCATCAACGCGCAGCTCGTCGAAGGGCACGACGCCGGTGACGCCGAAGCCGATCCGCAGCACGTAGGAGACAGCCGACTTGACGATCATCGTCGAGATGTAGGACCAGGCACCCGCGAACTGCTTGGACGGTTGGCCGTCCTTGACCTTGTCTTCGGTCTTGACGTGCTCGTGAGCGGGCGCGTAGTAGTAGAGGGGCGGGCTGCCGTCCCTGAAGAAGAGCTTGGCCCATGCACCGAGCACAGGGCCGCGCCAGCGCGACTCATGGCCCTTCTCCTGGCCGGGCTGCAGGGAGGCCATGCGATGCAGCACCTTCGCCTCCCAGCCATCGTCCTCGACCTCGAAGGTGTCGTTGGCGCAGACGACGCCGAAGCGGACGCCGAGGAAGCGGTCCTTCTGGCGCCGGGCGTGTTTGAGCAGCCCGTCGCGACCGACGGCGGGCCGGTAGCAGTCAACCCACTGATCGCCTTCCTTGCGCCGCCCCTTGATCAGCCATATCTCGCCGTGGATCGGGGAGAGGTCGAGCTGAGCGGCGATCGCGAGGAAGGGGACGAGCGCGGTGTCCTCGGCGCTGACGTTGAGGAACTGCGCAATCGCCTCGCGTTCTTTCTTGCTGTAGTGCGCTTCGGCGGCCTCAAGCGGATGCGCGCCTACCTCGACAAGGGCGGTGCTGGATGACTGCGGCTGATCGGTTCCCTCGGGCATCGTGCCTCCTGTCTGATCGGGTGATGGTGAAGGACATTACCACCCCGGAAAGACAAGGGGCGCCACTAGGGCGCCCCTTGGGCTTCGATTACACCCGATCGTGCTCTCGATGCCAGCGCCTTGCAGACTACCGGAGTTCCGGGTTTACGCCCTGCAAGGCGCGGAATTAGCGCCCCGGTGGCGGTGCCTGCGAGCCAGCAGTGCCCAGTGGCGGTGACTGCGGGGCCTGCGGCGCCTGCGGCAATCGAGTGACGACGGCGCTGGCGATCAGGTCGATGGTGTCGCTGCTGATCCCGGTCGCCTTGGCAAGCTCGTATTTGCCGCGGTTGTGCAGCCACTTAAAGAGCAGCGCGGCGATGCCGCCCACGATGGTCAGGAAGTAGGCCGCTGCTTCGGCTGGGGCGAGGTCGTAGTTGAACCACGACTTTGCCTTGGCGGCGACGAAGCCGCCAAAGAGCAGTGCCAGCGGGCCGAGCAGGAATGCCACCCACCGGCCGATGTTGGAGTTCTCGTCAGGTGCCACGAATCGTCCTTTCCCTAGTTTGCGACCTCGTGAGCTTCAAGCTTCGCGAGCGATTGGCGGCCTTTCTTTATGTCGTCGAGCACCTCGAAGACGAGACCGCCGGCCGTCCCCCAGTCCGATTTCCCCACGGCTTCGATGACCGCCGTAGCCGATGCGTTCTCGCGCAGCGCCTTGACGATCCTCTCGTAGCCGTGGCCTTTGAACTTCAGGGTCTTCACCATCGCGCTGATGCCGATTTGCGGGGTCGGGTAGTTCTGCACGTCGGCCGAGTTGAAGCGCGTCGAGCCCGGCATGTGCAGGGTCGTGTTCAGCGGGTTGTTTTTGACCGTCCCGCCCTCGGCCTGCATCCACGCCATGAAGGCACGGCGGCTGTGCAAGGTCGCCGGAGCATCCAAGCCCTTGAGAACGCCTCGAGCGAAGTCGCCGCGGTTCATCTAGTTCCCGGCGACCGAATGGTGGTTCGGGTCATTCGGGAGCCGGTTGATCAGCGGGCAATCGATCTTTGCCGACGCCTCGTTGAAGGTCTCCGGCGAGGTGAAGTCTCCGGCACCCTCAGGGAAGGGACAGGATCCATCGCAGTTATGCCGAGAGGAGACCCCAGCGCAGGTTCCCGAGCAAGAGGGCGCTCCGCACATCGCCTCGCAGAGTTCAACCGAGTGGGCCGATGTGCGGATTCCAGAGATCAGTTCGCCGGTCCAGCCGTTGTTGCGGAGTTCCTGCATCCAGTTCTTTGTGACCGTCTTCCCGGAACGGGTCTTCGACGGAGCGAGTCCGACGAACCACGCGGGGACGGCTTGGCCGTCGAAGGTGGGGGCACCCGCCGGAGGAGCGTGCGGGTGCTCCTTCAGCCAGTGGTGCTTCTTCCGGCGCTTCTCGGCGAGTGGCCGGCGCTCCTTCGCTCGCTTCTCCATCGCCTCGGTTCGGACGTGCTCGCCGATGAGGATCTCGAAGTCGCGCTGCGAGATATGGCCGCGGCCGATCTTCAGCAGCTCATCGGGCGAGAAGCCCTTCAGCCAAGCGACCATGTTCGCGGCGTCGAAGGTGCGGTTCCCCGGCACTCCGTCGATCTTGATCTTGCGCCAGGCGAACTTGAAATGCGTTAGTTCATGGTCGAGGCCGCGTTGGAGCTTTTCGACGCGCGGCCCTCGGCTGCGCTTGGTGATCGGGTCCACGATGGGGAAGCCTACACCCGATCCCAGAGCAATGCCGCAAGTTCAAGCCAGATCGGGCTAAGTGAAGTTGCTTCAGTGTCTCTGCTATGGTTTGCCCATCACCCGATCTAAGGAGGAAACAATGCCCAACGCAGCGACCCAGCACCATCCACTCCGAACCGCCGCAGCCGCGCTGCGAGAGGAGGTTCGCTCGGGCGACTCTGCCCCAGAGCCGACCGAGCATCGCCGTTGCGAGGTTCCGCCGCGAAAGCAGAAAGCTGGTGCCCTCGCCATTCTTGGCTATCTAGCCGCCGTTTTCGTTCCTGTGCTCGGCATCGTCGTGACGATCCCTCTGCTGGTCAGAGGTGAATCCCGCCACGCAGGCGGAGTCCTCTTGACCGTGGTCGTCTCCTTCGTGATCCGGATGGCGATCCTCTCGAACGGTGGCTACTAATGACCAGAGAGCGAGGAACGATGAACAGCCCGGACGCCGTAGTCCCCGAGGACTGGGTCGACGTCGGCCTCAAGGCAGCGTGGCCCAATCACGAGCAGATGATCGGCTCAGAGACGGCGCGGGAGCAGATGCGCCGGGGGCTGGAGGCCGTGGTGCCACTGGCCGAGACGAGGACGACGCGTAGCCTTCTGGCGGCGCGGGCGAAGACGGAGGGGCGATGAGCGCGCCAGCGACCGCTATCTACCTGACGAGGATCGAGATCACGGGAACCTTGGCGGCGGTAGAAGCCGTCGCTCAATCCGCCCCGGTTCGGCCTCCAGCTCCGTTGGTATCTGCCGCCGCAAAGCTCAAAGCTGGCCTGAAAGAGGGTGGTGCCCGATGACCAAGCAACTGCGACGCATCCTGGCTCTTGGCGTTGTGCTGCTGGTTGGGTTTGCTGTTCCGGCGCAAGGGCAGGCCGTTATTCAGGTGCCGCCGCCCCTCGATCAAGCCGTTTTGACCGCGACAAAAGAGGTCAAGACTTGGCGATCAAAGCCACTAAACCCAGATATCTCGATATTCCCTCGCATCTCTGTTGACTGGTACTGGGTGCTTCCCCATCGACCTAGTTTCATACGCTTTTGCCGAGCTTATTTTGTGGGGCATGGAATCGCTATTCGCGTGACCGTTGAAGATTGCCTGACAGGGCAGCCAGAACGCTACGTTGTCCGATATGTGAGCCTGGTTCAGAGAGGCGTCAAGATCAGGATTCTTCTGGGGCCGCGGCCCGAAGGCTAACTGGCGACCAACTCGTAGATAAAGGCGGTATGGGGGCTGATGATTTTGCCGCCCGTTCCGGCTTGTCTTCGGCCTACGAGTTTGATCGTGTGAAGCGCAGCGGTCAGGGACAAGATATGAATTTGCGTGATCAATGTGCGCCCCCCTTCTATCCCCGCCTTGAACGTAGCGAATCTGACTTGATTAGAACCGTCAAGGTTTAGGCCGCCGTTGATAACACATGCAGCGCTGCCAGCTTCGACATCAAAGACCGCTGTAACCTTGAGCTTGCTGGCCACGGGCGGCGTGATTTCTAGTTTGGCCCCGACTATGTCAGCGAAGGTTTCCGATGCAATGGTCAAAGATTCAGTGGCTTCTACCAGGCCGCAAGTAAGTTTTGCCTTCCGCGAAGTGACTGCCCCGTCAGCAATCTTCGCTTCTTCAACTGCCAAGGCCGCCAGCTTGGCTGCGGTGACGGCGAGGTTGGCTAGCTTGCCTGTACCGACGGCGAGCGGCCCGAGCTTTTCTTCGATGACTGCTCCTTCAGCAATCTTCGCGGCACTGACGGCTTCGTTCGCGATCTTGGCCGCGGTGACGGCAAGGTTTTTGATCTTGCCGGTTGCGACACCTTCATTCGCAAGCTTGGCTTCGGTGGCTGCGAGGTTGGCCATCTTGCCGGTGGTCACCGCTTCTTCGGCGAGCCTTTCGGCGGTGACGGCGAGCAGGGCCAGCTCAGCGGTCCCAACGCCTTCGGCCATGATCTCGTTGGCCCCAACCGAGTCTTTCTTGAGGCCCGCGATCAGCCCACCGTTGGCTGCGCGGGTCCAAGTGATATCGCTGGGCGTTTCACTGGAGAGCGCGGTGGACTCGATCATTGGGCCAGTGACCGAGCCGTGCGTCTGCCGCAGAGCTTCGATTTCGGTTCCCGACCAGTCGATTTCGCCGATCTTCTCGAAGACGACAACACCAGACCCCGAGGGCGCTTCTTCGCCTTTGGTGATCCGCAGATCGAAGGCGTAGTCGGTGTGGTCGGTAAGCGGTTTGGGCGTGTTGTCGACTTCGTTGTCTTTGGCGACGGCCCAGATCGTGAAGGTGCCTTTGGCTCCGCCGGGATGGTCGCGCGTGATCGTTTTTTCGACCCAGCGCCAGCGGCCTTGGATGGCGATGGCGGCCAGGCCCAGCTCGGGGTCGGGAACGATCTGGATCGTGTCGGCGTCTTTGACGCTCAGGCGGAGGTCGGTGCGGGCGGCGCTCAAAAAGTCTTGCGCGCGATTCATGAAATAACTACCCAAAATCTCCTGGCGTTTGAATTCGTGTTGAAGCGCCATGTCTCAGCACTCTAGTTGCCCGCGCGAATGCAACCCGCTAGGCGTCGAGCGGCTCCTCATCGAGTTTGGAGACGTCCAGCAGGAAGCCTTCGGTCGAGCCGTAGACCAGCTCCCAAGCCGCCGGGATTTCTTCGAGCAGCACCCGTTCGCCGAAGAGGAAGGCTTCGGAGCCGGGCGGGTACGGGACGGTGACGTTGATGATGTTCGGCGCTTCCTCGACGTAGGACCAGCCCGAGCCGATCTGCTCGGTGACTCGTTTGACCCAGGAGAGGCCTGAGGGGTCTTCGATCGCACGGCGTATACGCGCCAGCACCGAGGCCCAGCGTTCGGGTTCGGTCAGGCCGGCGGGTTTGCGGGGGAGGTGCAGCGAAGCCTCCCAGACTTCGAGCAGCAGCGGCACTTCGAGCGAGGGGATAGCGGCGTCGCGGACTTCCTGAGCCTTGGCGAGCATCCGTTCGCTCTCGCGCGACCAGATATTCGCCGCCGCCTTGTAGAGCGGCTCGTTTTGAGCCCAGCCTGGTAGTTCGTTTAGCAGGGTTCTTCCCAGAGGCGTCATTGCGGCGAGGGAGGGCATCAGTGCGGCATCTTCCCGTGCTTGGGGCAATCCCACAACACGAACGGCCGTAGCGCCGGGCCAACCCGATGGCAGTTGCAGGCAGGCAACTCGAAGATGCCCGAGGGCGCTGGTTCGGGCATGGCGACGACCGGCGGGGGGAGTCCTTCGATAGGCGACGGGCTAGCGCCAAGAGCACTCATACTGCCCCTTCGGTCAGGGTGACTTCGTCGAGTTCGCCGACCTGCGGCGGTTCGTCGCTCAAAGCCACGTTGGCTTCAGCGCCGTTGAGTTTCAGGTTGGTGGCTACGTCGTGAACGCCGTCGAAGGAGGCAATACGAGCAATCACCTTCTGGCGCACGATCTCGTTGCCGGGTTCGCAGGTCTCAATATAGGCGCTGATCGCTGCGGTGATCGAGTCGCGCATAGCGACCGTGCCAGAAGCGCCGTCGAGGGAGTGGCCCGGCGTAAACTCGATTTTGGCGGTGACGTCGACTTTGATCGCTTCGGCGGTGGCGACGGTGACTTCGTGGCCGATCGGCGCCTGCCCTTCGCCTTGGCCGGGAACAGGGTCGAGGTAGCCCTGCACGTCTTCGATCACGGCTTTGCCGACCGGGTCGCCGGTGTCGGTGAGAAGGACGACCAGCACGGTGTTCGGCCCGTTCCACGTCGGCACGACGACGACCTTGCCGACACCCGGCCGTTCCCCTGCCCAAACTTTGTAGGCGCGGATGTTGCCTGCCCCGATGCCGTCGAAGCGCTCGAGCAGGCGTTTCAGCAGGCGTTCGTCTGTCTCGGGATCGGTGCCGCCGTCGATTGGCTCTTCGTTGGTGATCGAGGTCGCATCGGTTTCGCTGAGCTGGATCGTCACCTCGCCTGCGTTGGCGTTGAAGGCGACACCGGGTTCGACGGCCTCGACCGGGAGAGTCAGGCGTTCGCCGGTGCTGTCTTCGGCGGGTGGATGCACAGAAGTGTCGGGTGCCGGGGAGGCGTCGTCTTTGTAGGCAGTGGGGCCGACCTCGGCGAGGAAGGAGAAGGGGCCGCCTTCGACCGTGCCGTGGAAGACGCGGTAGGCGCTGGCACCCGCGACTGCTTTCCAGGTCAGGTTGACCACCCCGTCGCCACCGGCCGCCAGCACCACTTTCAGCGCGGCGGTCGGCGTCGACTCGCCCTCGCTGTTGACGGTGGTCACCACGTAGTAGTGGTTGCCGTCGGCGAGGCCGCCTCCTTCGGATTCCGTCGTCGATTTCAGTTCGGTTGGGGATCCAAGCGGTTTGGCGACCGTGCCGCCTTCGGTGACCTCGTATTCCTTGGCCTGTTCGTCCTCGGTCGCCAGCTCTGCGCCGACGTGAGCGCCAGCGATGATTTCGGTCCCGGCGGGGGCGAAGAAGGTCACCTCGCCGTCGGCCTGGGTGGCTTCGAGCCGTTCGACTTCAAAGCCAGCGGCAATCGCATCAAGGTACGGGCCCCAGCTCCACACCGCCATCGTCGCGGCGACGAAGTCCGAGCCCATCAGGTCATAGACCTTGGCCACCTCGCGCACGCCGGGCCGCGCCCAGGTGAAGAAGTGACCGGGGGGGCGGGTGTCGATCCACTCGTCGGTCTGGTCGGGCGTGATCCCTTCGTTGGCCCATGCCGACCAGCGCGCCCAGATCGCCTCTTCGGTCTCCTCGCTATATAGCGGGAGCATGTCGAGCAGGTCGCCAAAGCCGAAGTCGGCCACTTAGATTCCTCCCGTTGCGTCGAAGTTGCCGACGACGACGGCTTCGGCCTCGTCGGTGATGATCGTCAGGTCGGTGATCTCGATCACGCCCGAGCGCGGGTCGTGTTCGGCCTCGTAGTCGTCGATGTCCTCGATGCGGTCGTGGACGAGGACGCAGTCGCGCAGGCGTTCCTCCAGCGTCGACATCGACTCTGAGGGGTCGACGGTGCCGAGGAAGTCGTTGGGGCGCTCGAAGCCCACCGAATCGTCATACAGCGGGCAGCCGCCGCGGCCGGTCTGCAGGGAGGCGTAGATCCACTCGCGCAGCGCGGCCTTGCCGCTGACCCAGGGAACCGCGCCGTCGCCGAGCCGCACGAAGCGTCCGGTCGCGTAGTCGAAGGGCGCGGTGCGGCCAAAGGGGATCGCCGGTGGGGTGGTCGCTGTCGCGCTCAGCGGGTCATCAAGCGCGGAGGCTTCAGCGGCGTCGAGCGCTTCGTCGGCGCTGATGATTTCCGCCCGGTCGGCGGGGACTAGCTGGAGGTCGGGGCTGTCGGTGAAGTCTTCGGCCATCGCGTTCAGTCTATGCGGGGGTATGCGCTTAGGTGGCCCGATTTCATATGGCAAGCACCTCTTGCGCCAATCGCTCAACGGCGATCTCGCAGTAGCGCTCCTCGATCTCAACCCCGATGGCACGGCGGCCGGAATCCTTGGCGGCGCGCAGCACAGGGCCGCTGCCCATGAACGGATCAACTACGACGGCGTTGGCGGGGATCTTGGAGAGGAGGTCATACATCAGGCCCACCGGCTTCTCAGTCGGGTGAAGGCGGCTGCCATCACCAGCGCGACCAACGGTGCCGGCTATGGCTAGATGGCGCAGAACGGAAGTGGTCCGCGTGCCCTCGAACCCGGAGCCGAGAACGTAAATCTCCTCGGTGTTTGGCTTCCACGGCAGCGAGAGGTCGCCCATTCCGACGTGCTCGCCCTTCTCCCAAATCAGCACCATCCGCGTTGAGGCGGGCCGTGGTACCGACCACCGGCCGAATACAAGCGCAGGCCGACCGGCCCATTGGATCAGGACTTCATCGCGAACTCGGGTATCGAGGTCACCGTCGATAGAGCTGACACCGAATGCCCCCCCCCTCGAGCTTTGGAAACCCATCCCATAGGGCGGGTCGGTGACCATGAACTCGGCGCTGAGCTGGGGCAAGACCTCGCGGCAGTCGCCGTGGTAGATCGTGATCCGCCCGTCATCGAAGTAGGGTTTAGGCAGGGTCATCTAGTGGAATACCCCATCAGTCTATTTCTCGTCTTCATCAGCAGGAACGATCAGTCCGTGGGCAACGCGGTCGCCTTTGGGGTCGGCAGAGACGACCACGGTGTGGCCGACTTTCGCGTGCAAGCGGATTGAGCGGGTCACGTCGAAGCCGGGTTCGCCGTCGACCAACTGGTTGTCGGACCCGAACGCCTCAAGCGTCAGCGGTTTGAGACTGACGACGCTGAAGCGCTCGATTGGCGGTGAGTGACGTTCGGCCACGCTGCGGGCGACCTTACGCATCTCGTCGGCGAAGGCACGGAACTCGCCGCTCACGCGATCACCTCGACCGAGCAGTCAATCGTCTCGCTGGCCAACGGGCCAAGGTGCAGGAAGGCGCGGCGGGAGAGGGAGAGGGCGTCGGGTATGGCCGCCCGCGCGAGCACGTAGACATAGACGCCTCGCGTTTCGGTCGCCAGGTGCCGTTTGACGACGACGGTGTCCCCGATCAGGTCGGTCAGTTCGCCTTCGGGCGGGACCAGCGCTATTGCCCCGGTCTCAGCGCAGGCGGTGGTGTCGTGCCAGCCGATCTGAGCGCTGGCCGACGCCTCGCGCAGCACCGCGCCGGCCAGGAGTTCTTGGGCGACGGGGAAGGCACGGCGGGCGATCATCAGCTCAGGGATCATCTGCGCCTGCACCGGATCATCGAAGGCGATCGTCATTTTCCACTCCCTTTGCGCGCATCGCGTTCCTGACGCTTCTTGTCGCGGTCCTCTTCGTCGAGCCGCCTGGCCTCGTCTAGGAAGACATCATCTTGATTCACGCTCACGGTCGTCGTGTAGCCCTCGGGGGTGAGCGAGTGCTGTGCCGAGGTGACGAAGCAGATCCCCTTGTCGCGGCCGTGCTTGGCCAAGGTGGTTTTGCCGTGCCAGCCCGGCTCGCCGATCACCCAGCGCAAGGTCGAGCCCTTCTCGAGGAAGGGAATGCCGGGGAGTTCGAGCGTGGCCGTCCGGGTGACTTTCAGTTCCGCCGCGAGGTCACGCTTGGCTTGGGTGCGCAGGTCGTCCTTGGAATCGACGCGCCCGTAGTCCTTCTCCTTGACCACCCGCCCGAAGCGGCGAACCGCCTTCTCGCGGGCGACCGTGACTTTGAGCTTGCCGTCTTTGCCACTTTTGCCCCGCAGCCGCCCCCTGGCTTCGATCACGGTGGCCGGGTGGTCCTGCTTGGAGGCACCGGCAGTAGAGGCTTCGCGCTCGATGCCGTGGATGACGTACATCGTCCCCGGCCGCTGCAGCGCCTCCACGTCGAGGCGGCCGCCCCGCATCCGCACGATGAACTTGCGGCCAGTGCGTTTCGACTCTTCTGCATAGGCGCGGCGGATGACCTCCAAGCCCGAGGCTTTCTTCATCTTCTTGATCTCGAAGCGCTCGGGGCCCTGCGCGAGCTTGCCGATGCGGATGCGCTCTGACTTGCCGACGAACCGGGCCACTTCGTCGGCGGTCCAGCCTTTGTGTCGAGGGCCGCGTTTGGTCTGCTTGAATTCCCAGTCGCGCTCGTTCTTCTTCAGCGGGAAGAGTTCGTCGCCGAGTTCGACGCTGACTTCGCCGCTGAGCAGCGTGACCGGCGGGTCGCCCTGCACCCAGAGGGTCCACAGCTCCTTCCATTTGCCCGCCCACTTGACTTCGAGCCGAATCCCATCGCCTTTGTTGATCGGTGCGGATCCGGGCTTCAACCGCCACGGTCGGCGCAGGGTGAGGCTGCCCGAGAGCGTGTCTCCTTCGTCTGACCAGTTGAGCGAGGTCGACTTGCGGTTGATCATGGTGATGCGTTCGGGGCCGCTCAAGGCCGGGCGGATCAACTTGATGCGGAAGTCATAGAGGCCGGCGCGCAGGTCGGCCGCCTTCTTGCCGTAGAAGCGGGCGAGGTCGGGCTGGCGAAGCTGGCCGCGCTTGGAGTTGGCGCGCTGCTTGGCTCCGTTGGAGGCTTGCAGCGCCACTCCGGCGATGAGCAGGGCGAGTCCCATCAGGCCGGTTCGTTCTGGGCGACGGCGCCGACTTGGTCGCGGCCAGGGAAGGCGGTGCCGCCGCCGCTTTCCTCATCGGGGATCTTGACTCGGTCGCCGACTTTGAAGCGCTTGGAGTCGACAAGCGGATCGTTGGAGCCCCAGTTGGTCATTCCGTTCTCCTGGGCGATGTTGCGCCAGTAGCCCTCGTTGCCGAGCAGCTCGCGGGCAAGCGAGCGCCAGGTGTCGTTGGCGTCGAGGGCATGGGTGGTCGGGCGCTTGGAGCCGAAGCGGTGTTTGCGCTGGCCGACCGTCAGCGGGTTGTACTCGGAGAAGTCGATCGTGTAGTAGCGGGCATCGGGCTCGCCGCGGCGGATCGCCCGCGAGATCCGCCTGATGTTGGCGTAGCCGGAGAACTCGGCGAAGTCGGCGGAGGGCCTGTTGACGATCAGCAGGTCGAAGATCGCGCGGCGGCGGCCGGTGCGCAGCAGTTCGCGTTGCAGCTTCTCGGGCGAGACGTCGGGCATCGCCAGCCAGCGAGGGCTCCACGTCAGGCTCATCGTTTCGCCGGTGAACTTGGCCTGTGGGCGGGCGTTGCCAGGGGCGGGGCTGGAGTGCTCGCCGCCGCCGACGGTCGGGAAGTCTTCCCACGGGTATTCCTCGTCGACCGCGAATTCCTCGCCGATCATTACCGGCAGCGTCAGCGGCGTGCGCAGGACGTGGGCCGGGGTGAGGTCGTGAACGGCCCTGAGGCGCGCGTGCAGGCCCGGACGCGGCAAGTTGTCGCCTCGGTCGCCTTGTCCCTGCGCCCTAGCCACCGATCAGCTCTCCGTCGCGGACATCGTCTGATTCCTGCAATGCCTTGGTCAGCTCGCGGGCGGCATGGCGGCCGATCTCTTTGCCAACCCGCTCGGTGTCCTGTGCGCCGTGGACCGTCACATGCCCCATGTTGACGTTGACTTCGACTGGGTGGTGACCACCGGCGGTGCGACCGGCTCGGCTGCGTTTAGGCGTCGGGGTAATCGTCACATCCTCTGGGCCGGACTCGCCAACACCGATGAGGGTCGGCCCACTGACGCGACCGGAGCCGCCACCGGCGAACCAACCGGCGAAGCCTCTAGACGCGCCGCCGCGCTTGCGACCGCCGGTGGCGTAGCCGGTGCTGCTCGGCCCGACGATATGGCCATATCGATCGAACATATAGTTGATCGCCGCGGCAGCGTTGGCGACTGGGTTGAGGATGCCGCCGCGCAGGCCCGGCTCCCGATACTGGGCGAAGGTTTCGGGGATGGTCTGAAGCAAGCCCTGCGAGGGGTGACCTGCGGCGGCGTTTGAGTCCGTGTTGTTGATGGCTTTCGGGTCGCCGTCGGACTCCTGCATGGCGCGGCCCCGCAGCGCCTCAAGGTTGGCAGCGGAGTAGTGCCCGGTGATTCGTAGAGCGCGCGTCAACCATGCGTTTAGGCCGCCAGCGGTGTTGGCGGCGCGGCCCCGACCTCCGCCTCCACCGATCAGCTTGTTGAGGTTGCGGCTCATCCCGGCCGCTGTCAGATCGCTGCTGCGGTTAGCCAGCGCGCCAGGGACGCCGCCTAGACCTGAGTGACGGCCACGCAGATGTATTGCCTGCTGACGGCCCCCCGCGACACCTCGTAGCCCGCCACCGTTCTTGCCCCCCACCATCCGAGCGCCCTGCGGGAAGAAGCCGATGTGGACGTGGTCGGAGTGGCCACCGATCGCGCCGGGCACTTTGTGGCCCTGGTCGTAGTAGTAGCCCATCGGGTCGTAGAAAAGCTCGTTGATCGACCCGTGGAAGTCGCGCCAGGCGGTGAGGAAGTAGCGGCGCATTTGCGCCGCGCTCCCGGTGATATCGAAGGCGAGTCCTTGGTAGTGGAGACTGTCCGAGACGTGGCCTGAACTCGGGATGCCGCCGTGGCCGGGACCGCCGCTGACGCCCATGCCCATCCGTTCGGCGAGGTTGGCAGCAGGGCCGATGCCTCGCCCGCCAGTGGCGAAGCGCCGGCCACCGACGGCGTAGTCAGCGGCGGCCGAGGGCATCTGCCAATGGGCGCGGTTGTTCATCGCCACCATGCCGCCGAGGGTCTTCCCGGCACGGCCGAGGATGCTGTTGACTTGGCGCTCGGTGTGGCTTGGGACTACCAACTCGTTGCCCGCGCCCCACTGATTGTTCCCAAGGTAGACGTTGTCGCGTTCGGAGCCGTTGGCGGGGACCGGTAGGCGACCGCCCCTCGCGTTGCCCATGCCGGGAATTTGGCTCGTAGTTGGCGGAGCTGGCGTCCCGTGGCGGTGTGCTTCAAACGCTTCTTTGCTCTTGGCTCTCGACGGGTGACCGACCTCGGCTTCGCGAACCAACCCTTTGGAGTCGTGGGGCGAGAAGCCCATCTGGCGCAGGATTGAGAAGGCGCGCTGCTCGAGCGCGGTGAAGTTTTTGTTGGCTTCCTCGTAGGCGCGCTGGGTGGCGGTGCCGATCAGGTCGGCGACCTTGCCCCACGACTTCGCTGAGACATCGACGATGTTGCCGTTGATGACGCGGATTTCGGCCCCGGCCTTGCGCAGGCGGTTTTCCATCTGCTCGGCCATTTCGTTGTAGGCGTGTTTGAGCTTGGGGTTGGCCTTCGCCACTTCGGCCGCCCAGTCGAGGCCCATCTGCGAGAACTCTTTGCGGGTGCGGCCGTGCATCCGCGAGACGCGGCGTTCGATCGTGCCAAGGGTGCGCTCGTAGTTTTTGCTCGGGTCGGCACCGTGGCGAGCGCGAATATCGAAGGCGCCGGTGATATCGCCAAGCGCCGAGGTCGACGCCGAGCTGACCCGTTCGTCGCGTAGCGCTTTGAGTTGCCTGCCGAGGGCTTCAGCCTCTTTGCGCGCGGAATCGCTGACTTCGGTCGTGTTCGGCTGGCCGAGGTCGACGCCGAGGACGCTTCCCGCTCCGAAGGGCTTTTGAAGGAAGCCCTTAGCGCCGCCGGGAGCCTGCGGAGTGAGCAGGCGATGGCGCTTGGCGCGCGTCGCTTCGATCTGCGCCTGTAGGCCACCCGCACCGCCGCCGTAGCGTTCGGCGTAGTAGGCGCTGACAAGCGCTGCGTGCCGGTTCGCTTCGTCGGCCTTTTCGGCTGGCGTTTTCGGCATTTCGACCAGCCCGAGCGTGGCGCTGGACACGCCGGCCTGAATCCGATCATGGAGGTTGCCTTGGTAGCTAGCGGCACCGAGGCCACCGGCCAGCAGGGCGTAGGGTCCGAACCGTCCAGCGAATCCCCGGCCGAACATCGCGCCGCGCTCGGCGGCACCGCTAGCTCCAAACCCGGCAACCGTCGAGGCGATCCGCCCGCGACCGAAGCCACGGGCGAGACCATAGGTCTCGTGGTCGAACATGCGTGCTGTCGCCGAGACGCCGCCGGCCGCTGCGCCGCCTCCGAGAATTATCGGCGCACCGGCGGTGGTGCCAGTGGTGCCCGCCGGTCCGGCAATGCGTCCGCCAAGGCCGCGAGTGGCGCTGCGGATACCGGCGCCGCCAGCGAGCAGGAACGGTAGCCCCCCCGGCGTTAGCAGGCCCGCATTTCCGGCGAGGCTGACGAGGGAGGAAAGCTGGTCGAGCATCGGTCCTAGGTCGCGTCCGATGGTCCAAATGAGGTGCGCGATTTTGCCGACGGCGCTGGCCAGCTTCTCAGTCGATTCGACCGAGTCATGGAAGAATTCTTGGACCTGGCGCGGGTTGCGCTCCACCCATTTGTCCCAGACTTCGAGTTGCTCGGTGAGGTCGCCGACGAGCGACTGCCCTTCACCCGCTCCGGCGCTGCCGAGATCCTTGAGCAATTCAAAGGTGGCGCCGGTCAGTTTGCCCCAAGTCTTGAGTTGACCTACCCAACCCGCCATATCGTCGCGGACGCCCTTGATGTCTTTGCTCGAGGTGTGCCAGCCGCCAGTCCATTTCTCAAGGAAGACCAGTCCTTCGTGGAAGAAGGGGCGAGCGGCGCGCGAGAGGTTCATCAGCGTGCCGGTGATGTTTTCGGCGATGCCCTCGGTCGGCCCCAGCGCCGCCTTCGACTCGCGGCCCATCGCCTCGTAGAATTTGCGCGATTCGGGCGAGGCGAGGAAGTCGCCGAGTTTGTTGGCCTGCGGCTGGGCTTCGTTGAAGAATTCATTGGAGAGACGGGAGAACTGCGGAGTGAGCTGGCGGCCGAGGTTGAGGCCGCGGGTGCCGATCCCGGTGAAGCCGCGCTGCGCCGGGCGCGTGCTCGACTGGAAATCTTCGACCAGCCCTTCCTTGGCCTTCAGGAATCGAGCCGTGCCGACCGGCGCTTTCTCCAGTTCCATGTTGTAAAGGCGGTACTTCTGGCGAGCCGCTTCGGAGTTGACCCCGGACTTAACGACCTCTTCGCGGTAGCTTTTCAGCGCTTTGGAGGCGGCTTTAATGCCGATCACCGAGGACACAGCCACTGGTGCGATCTCTCCCAGCGCAGCCGCGCCAACCCCGGCAGCACCGAGGCCAAGGGTGCCCGCGCCCAGCGCCGCCGCCCCAAGCGACCCGCCGACGGCCGTGGTGGCGCCAACCAGCGGCGGGGCCGCGGCGAGTGCGCCGGCAACCAGTGGGTAGGGGATCGCCCCGGCGAAGGGGACACGTAGCCCTCCACGACCTCCGATGCTCGAACCGCCACCGCCAGAGGGGATTGCGCCAGCGGCAAATGAGGACTGCGAGATGCCGATCCGCGGAGTGGCCACCTCGCGGCCCAGCGCGTTGATCCGTTTGTGCAGGAGTTCGGTCTGGGCCAGGGCCTCTTCGAACCCTTTGAGATTGATTTTCGGGGTAGCTTTCTCGCGCGAGAGGCTGTCGAGGTTCTCGCGCAGCAGCGCCACCGAGGAGTCCATGCGCCGGATCGAGCCGACCACCTGAAACTCCGCCTCGCGCGCGTTGCGGCCAATCGAGTTGAAGGATCGTCGGGCCTGGGAGTCGAGGCGGGCTAGCGAGCGTTCGTAGGCGACGACTTCGGCGACGTTTTTCTCGCTGAAGATCGAGTCGACAGTTTTGCCCAGTTTGGTGAGGACGAGATCAAGCTGCTCCCCCTCTCGGCGCAGGCGGCGCATGGCCGCCGTGGCCGGACGGTCATTGAGATCGAAGCCGCCGTGAACCTCACCGGCCATCTACGCCTCCTGCAACGAACGCCACAGTTCGCCTCTCCAGATCGCTGATACAAGCTGCCGACTCACGCCAAAGAGGCGTCCAACCTCCGCCTGCGGTTGACCGCTTCTGCGCAGAGAGAGGATCGCTCTCGCTTCCGGCTCAGAGATCTTGGCGCTTCCATGCTGCTCTCCTTGCCAAGTTCTATAGCGATGGCGCCCCTTGGCCATCATGTCGGCGTCGAAGCGGGGGCGGAGATCAGTTGGAGAAAAGGCGCTCACTCACGATCTCCTAGCGCTCCGAGAATTGACTCCAGGAGATCGTGAGTGGTTGCTTCTATCTCGGCGGCGTGGATGGCGAATGCCTTTTCTACGGCCTCTGCCCGAGACGGCCACGGTGGCTCGTCGAAGCCCGCCCATGCCTTCGAGGGCGGCACTCCGCGGTGCTTCCATTGGGCAAATATCAACCACGTCGCGCCTTTTCTCCGAACTAGTTTTTTACCGCGTTGACCATTTCCCGCTCGGCCATGCCGACCCGGTCGCGGGTCATCCCCGCCATGCGGTCGATCTGCTCGGTGAGCTGCTCGGCGACGCCGGGCTGCAACTTGAACATGCGCTCGAAGGCGATGGGGGGAGCTACTGCGTCCCCGATAAAGCCGGGGTCGGTCGGCGTCGTCTCCTTGCCGTTCTCGTCCACCATCTTGTCGGTGGCCTCGGCGATCTTGGCCGCGTTGAGCTTGGCCCGATCAACCGTGGCGAAGGGACCGACGCCGCTGGTGTGATCGTTTTCGAGCGCTTCGATCCGGCTGCCATCGAGCTGGTGCATGTGGAACGTCAGCTTCTTGAGGCCCGCCGGCGTGTCAACCATCGCCTCCACTTTGAACGGCTGTGGAGAGGGGTTGCTGAGCATGATGTCCAGCGCGCCTTTCTCCTTGGCTCCGGCCCCAGCGGCGTCCTCGTCGGTATGACCCTCGTCGAGCGGTCCACCGGCGGCCTCCTTCAGCCCCTCGGGTGCGCCTGCGGGTAGGTGGTCGCCCGGCTTGGCCCGATCGTCGTCAACGCCTTCGCTGTGGTCAGGCGTGGGCGGGGTGGGGATGTGGCTGGCTACCTCGCCCGGTGCCGGCTTGGTCGCCGAGCTGCCGAGCCCTGCTTCCGGGCGGTCTGTCTTCTCGCTCATCGGTGTCTCCTTTGGACGTCGATGCCTCGGGATCGGGCAGCTTGCGCTCGACGGTCAGCTCTGACTCGCCGGGAACAGCGGCCCCCGTCTCCGGGGTGATTTGGATATGGATTGAGTCCCCGTAGAGGCGGACGATCTGCTGGACGAAGTTCTCGGGCAGGAGGTGCTTGGCGGCGACCTGCGCCATCAGCTCGTGCAGCTCCTTGGATCCCCAGCCGGGCTTGGAGCGCAGCCGGTCGCCTAGATCCAACCAAGCTCGCTCATAATCAACGTGGGCCACGGGCCGCGCCGCCTAGCCCTGGTAGGTGACGATTCCGCCTTCGGCATATTCGAAGCTGTCGATCGGAGCGTCTGACTCGAAGCTGAAGGCGATATCGCGCTGCAGGTACTGATCCTGCTGGGAGAAGCCGCCCGAGTAACTGAAGATCTGGCAGTCGCGCAGCGCCCAGCGGGTCTTAGCGCCGCCGGGGGTGCCGATGTCGGCGATCTGGGTGATGATGTTGAAGGTAGGGAACTCGGCTGCGGTCTCCGCGTCGTTGCGGCGCCGAGCGTCCTGCCAGGACCATTGGTAGCGGCGCCAGCGATCATCGACATCATCAATCCGCATCGTGCCTCGGCGTGCCTCGGCGCCGGGCTTGAGACCGTCCTGCCAAGTGCCAGGGATCGGCACGGCGATCTGTTCGGTCTCAACCGTCCATTCGATCGAGGTGATCTCGCCGAGCATCTTGCCCTCTGACCAGACGGTGCCAGCGCGGCCCGAGCGGCGGTTGCGCGCCTTCAGTGAACCTGTGGGTCCGGGGAATCCACCCATCATCGAACCTTTCCGGTACCAAGCAACCATTTGGTTGTGCGGGCGAAGACCCAGCCGAACTCGAAGACGATCGCCGGTTTGCCGCCGTTGTCGGTGAGCCGGAAGAAGGGCTTTTCATCGGGCGTTTTGCCGGGCAGGATCAGGTTGCGTTCGATCAGCCCGTCGATTTCTGCCTGACCCTTGTCGCGGACGGCGGCTTCGGCCTCCTCGGTGACGGTGGTGGGGCCGACGATGTTGCGGTCGCCCCACTCCTTCATCCGGCGGATGTAGAGATCGGCGACGCGGACGATGCGCGGATCGCTGAACAGTTCCAGCGGCAGCGCCGGGTTGGTGTCATCGACGTAGGTGGTGACGCCGTTGGCGACGACCAGTTCGGCCTCTGGGATCGTCGTGCGGCGGAAGACGGTGAGGCCGTTTTCGGTAGCCATGTGCTGCTCGTCGGGGGCGATCAGCGAGGTGCCGATCTGCTTCAGCCCGGCAATCGGGACGTTCAGCAGCGACTTGGCTTCGCCGAGGCCGGCGAGGGCACCGGCGATTCGCGGCGCGAGCTTGGATGTCGAGATGTCCTTGTCGAGGAAGGAGTCGTGGAAGTCGCCGCCGCCGATCGCGATGACGTGCGGGTCTTCGATTTCGCGGGCGCGTTCGATCCCGTCGGTGAGATCCTCGCCTTCGGGGCCGCCGAAGATCGAGAACACCGGCCGCATCTCTTTGGCCTGGCTCTGGGTCCAGGCGTAGAGACTGGCGACGATCGCCGAGTCGGTGAGGTCGAAGGGGACAAAAACCGAGAAGTCCTCGAACTCGAGGGCTTCTGTGGCGGCGATCCACTCTTTCGAGGTGAGGCTTTCGCCGTTGTTGCCACCAGCGAGGGAGGTGCCTGCGGTGGCGGCCAGCGCTACGCCGGTTTCGACCGATTCGGCGACCGGGATCAGCGACGAGTTGGCGGTCAGCTTTTCGGCCAGCGCTTTAATGTCGGTTTTGGCGTAGCTGAAGCTCTCCTTGCGCACGCCGTCGAACATCACCGTGAAGCGGGCCTTAGCTTCGTCGGTGGGATCGGCGGCGACCGCGACCGAGATCCGGTCGCCTCGCGTGCCCAGATGCGCGGCGGTCAGTTTGAGGGCGCTTTTGCCGCCTTCTTTCGTGTTTTTCAGCGTGACGGTTGAGGCTTTGGCGGCTGCAGTTGCCATCCGGTAGGACTTGACCGCACCGGCTGCGGCGTTGCTTTCGATGCCGGTGCCGACAAAGGCCCCGAGCACGGCGTCGCGACCGGCCGTATCGGAGTCGCCGAAGATGGATTCCCACTCACCGAAGGTTTCTGACTTCACGATTTTCTCGGAGCCGAGCGGCCCCCAATCGCAGGTGATTGGGATGGCGACCGTCTGGGCGACTGAGGCAGCGGGACGAACCGTGCGCTGCCCGAGCAGCGTGATGTAGGTGCCCTCGTTCTCCGGCAGGGTGATCGTGGCCGCGCCGCCCATTAGGCGACCTCCGCCTCATGGGTCTCGAAGCGCTCGCCGAGCTTGACGGCTTCTGCTTTCGTGAAGGTCTTGCGCTCGTTGCCGTGCAGGGCACCGATCATGTGGTTGCGCGAGAACCCGGTCAAGGTGCGGGCGTTGGCCAGCACTTCATCGCGTGAGAAACGGGGCAGCGCTTCGGCATCGCGGATCGCCTCTTCGACGGCCCCGCTATTTTTCAGGCTCTCGGGATCGTTGATCCCAAGTTCGGCCGCCTTCGCGTTCAGATCCTCGCGAGTCGGTTTGCTGTCGGTGCTCTGTACAGGCTCGCCCATTCCGCTCGCAGGATAGGCGCTCTCCAGAATCGTTACCGCAACGTGGCGTTAGACTCGCCACATGAGAAAGCGCGAGGCAGAGCCGGGGCCGTACTG